TAATCTCGGTGCGGCCTTCGCCAGTATGGATGATCCCGCAGCCAAGGCGGCGGGCACGGTGATGCAAGCCGTGGCAAGTATCGCCCTCGGATTCGCTATGGCATCATCCAATGCCAACACCGCCGGCACAGGTTGGGGCTGGCTCGCATGGCTCGCCGCTGGTACGGCGGCAATGGCAACGACCATCGCCACCGTCCACTCGCTGACAGGCTATGCCGAAGGCGGTATCGTGGGCGGGAACAATTACTCAGGCGACAGCATCTACGCTGGCAGCGGGGCGATGGTGAACTCGGGCGAGCTGATATTGAACCACGCCCAGCAGAACACGCTGGCAGGCGAGCTGCAAGGTGCGAACAGACAGGTACAGGTGACGGGCAAGCTGCGCGGGTCTGATATCTTCATCGCGGTTGACCGCTATGCCCAGGAGAGCGGCAAGGGTCAGCTGCTGACGTTCGGGTAACGAATAGTGAATAACGAATAGTGAATAGATATGGCAATCAATGGTAATAACATACTGATACTCGTTGACGGTACGGCAGTGGCGGGCACGAAGACCCACAAGGTGCAGACCAATACCGCCGTCGTGGAGAAGGCAAGCGCGACGCAGCAGCAGTGGCGCGAGTTCATACCGGGACGCTCGGAATGGGGCATCGACGTGAACTATCTGGTGACGATGGTCGCTGACATACGCAAGGTGCTGTGGAACGGAAGGCAGGTGACAATCGTCGTGCGCGACCGTGCCGCAGGCACCTCGCTCACTGGCTCGGCCATCTGTACGCAGTGCGAGCAGAACTACGCACGCGGGGCACTTGTCAACGGCTCATTCTCATTCAAGGGCTCAGGGCCGCTGACGTAAGAAGAACAAAGATTAAGAAGATTGCAATGAAGATAAAGTGGCAAGTGAAATTCCGTTCATTAAGGGCTAACACGCTCTACACGGTGAACATCTACGACCAGACCTACACGGGCGACCCCATACTGCTGAAGGGTGGGGCAGAGCCGTTCACGACCGAAGAGGACGATGAAGACGACCCGTTTGTGCCCATCCGCATACAGACGGGCCACCTGCGCATCGTGGATGACGGCTATGCAGCCGACGGGGTGACACCGTTCGACTGGAAGGACTTCGTGCCGCAGACCGACCACTCACGCCCCGTGACGCTGACAGACGGTAGCGGCAACGTGTGCTGGCAGGGATTCATGCAGGCGCAGGACTTCAGCGGCGAGCTCTACGGCAACCCGCAGGAGCGCAACTTCCCGATACACTGCCCCATTGCCGTGCTCAAGTCGCAGCAGCCCTCGACGGAGAACATTCAGCTGAGGAACTTCGCCTACGTGATAGATCTTGCCGCAGCCACCGCCGAGGCACTGAGCGTGCAGACGGTAGGCTTCGATACCTTCTACGTGCAAGGGTCGAGCGATGCCCAGTTGTGGCTGCTGAAGCAGTTCGACTGGATGAACGTGCTGAAAGAGGGTGACGACGGCGAGGACATCGCCCCGCAGTACAACCTCTACGAGATACTGGAGGACATCTGCCGCTTCTGGGGATGGACGTGCCGCACGAAGGGCCGCACGATGTACTTCATGTGCGCCGACGATCAGGACGAGCAGATGTTCCTCGTGATGACCCGCGCACAGCTCCGCCAGATGGTGCTCGGCACGGCTGCCGGCACCGTCACCACGCCCTTCACTTCATACACCTTGCAGGGCGACATCTTCGCCTCGACCGGCAACGAGGACTTGAAGCGGCGAGGCCCCAGCAAGGCCACCGTGAAAGCCGACTGCAACGAGCAGGACACCGTGTTCGAGTTCGCGCCCCCGTCGGTTGAGAAGCTGATGGACGAGACGGGCTATACCTGGGTGGCAGGCGAAGAGCAGGACACTGGCTACTTCACCACGTCGCCGATACGCTCGTTTGAGACAGCCGTGATGAAGGGCTCCAGCACGGCCTACGGCGGATTCTGCCGCCGACAGATATACAGCACGCCAGAGGCCGACAACCCGACGAAGGAAGACATGATGATCGTGAAGGAGGGCTATACCTACGGCTCGAACGTCATACAGCTTCAGACCAAGAAGGCGATGAACTTTACGGGCGGCTCTCTGAAAATCTCTGGCGACATCTTCATCGGCGAGAAGAAATGGGAGTGGACAGATGAGGATGACTTCATCGCCCTGCACGTCGGCATCGGCACGACATACACCTCGGCCAAGTGGTTCTACCTGAACATCATAGGATTAGTCCCTGGCCACTGCGCTGCCTCTTACGGATGGTCTTCATCGCAGTCGATGCTTCAAGGCAAGGTGACGGGAGGCAGCTTCAAGGAAATCGGCAACTATAAGAAACTCCAGATCCCCGCCACAGCCATCTTTACTTATCCGGGCATTCCATGCAACGAGAAACTCTACGGCTACCTATTCGTGGATATCTGCGGAATGGTAAACGATGTCGGCGACGATAACGAAGGGAAGACTCCGAAGTTTGACGTGGGAAACCTGAAAATCACCTTCAGCCGCGACGAAGTTTTTATCCCGACAGGCGAGGGCGAGTCCCGTGCCAGGACACTCGACAACCCGCGCATCAGCTCGCTCGACTATGTGGCGGTGAACACCAACGGCTGCGGCAACGAGTGGAACTGCGACCTTATCTATGCCTCCGACGATAACATGGAGTACGGCTACGGGCTGATACGCGAACCCGGCGACGGCACCTTCATGAAGACCGCCCGCTACGGCAACCAGCTGGAGCACCCCGAGCAGCACCTCGCCAACCGCGTGGCAGCGTTCTGGCAGTCATCGAAGCGGCAGGTGAATGCGGAACTTCGCACGAACACCATACCCGATATCAGTCCGCTGTACAGGCTGACACTCGAATCGGCGTGGCGGTTCGACCCCATCGCCATCAGCCACAACTGGCACGACGACGTGACGATACTCACCCTCTTGCAATCAACGATATAAGCTATGTCGAAACAGATAAACAGAGAAGACATCCTGCGCATGGTAGGAATGCGCGACTCAGCGGGCCTGATGAACAAGGTGAACTCGCTGATGATCGATATGTACGACGAGGGCGGCAAGCTCGCCGAATACTCGACGCAGATCATCCGGACCTCGAAGAACATCACACTGCTGGCCCAGCGCGTGACCGACGACGAGCAAAGCATCGCCGACCTGACAGTGAAGTATGATGAAATAGACCTCACCGTAAAAAATACGAAAAAGACGGTAGACGGGCATACGGAAAGCATCTCGCAGCTTACGGTCAAAGAGAATGAAATCAGCCAGAAAGTCACCGTCATCGAGGGCGACTACGTGAAGAATGCGCAAATCTCACTCATGGTGACGAAAGACGCAAACGGGTACATATCCAACGCCATGATCAGTGCCGACGACATCGACTTCATATTCACAGAGGCCGTAACATGGTACTGGCAGCAGAAGTTGGAAGCCAACAAGCGCATGGGACTCGATGCCAACGGCAATCTGTGGATCAACGGCGAGTATCGCGGCGGCACGATTACTGACAACGTGACGATAGGAACCGGCACCAACAATATGGTGATTCGACCGAGAGGCACTAACGGTGCTGAGCTGGTTGGGTTGATTAATAATAGCACAGCCATACGGCTATGGTTTCAAGGTGGAGATACGGGTGCCCTCGACCTGATAGGATCACACTTCAGCGCAAGCTATTGGGATGCAGGCTTCCTCACATACCGCACTGGGTACAGCGGAAGTGCATTCTCCATCGCTATGGACGGCACGGGCAAGATACACATCGGTTCCTATGCCAACCAAGGAACCATGACAATATGGCCGAGATCCAGAAACGACGTGGAAATCGGGCAGGTATTCCTCGGCGACGACGAGATACTGCGCGTTAAGACAGCATAGAACAGAAAAAAATATGAAGAAAATCTACACGAAGCATTTCCCGATGAGGGGGTTCAAGGCACTGACCCTGTGGCCGTTTATCTTTGTGCGCGAAGACCGCAAGGACTATTTCACGGCAAAAGACGAGCGACACGAGACCACCCATGCGATACAGCAGGTGGAGTGTCTGTGGCTGCTGTTCATCGTCATCTATGCACTCGAATACATCATCAAACTCCCGTTCTGTCGATTCGACAGGCTGAAGACGTACTACAGCATCAGCTTCGAGCAGGAAGCCTACGATCACGAGGCGGAGACCTATTATAACGAAGTACGCAGGCACTACGCCTGGGCAAGATATTTATTCACCATTAAAGATTAAGGAACTATGGAAGAGAAGAAAGTAATGCTCGACTTCAGCAGCGTGCAGGTCGAGACACAGATTGACAAATTCGAGGAGATGGACATCTCGAAGACGGTAGGCAACAGCATCCGCATGGGAACCAGCGACATCGGGCTCGACGACTGGTGCCGAGAGGTCTATCACAAAGGCAAGGCTGAGACCCCCGTAGCGTGGCTCCCGATACTGAAGAACATCGTGCGGAGCCCGCAGACTCCGCTCACCATCGCCGCAAAGCAGGCGGTACTGAAGATCATCGACGCAGTAGTTAGTTTAGGTTAATTATAGAATGACTTATTTAGTTAGTTAGTTTGATTTAAGTTTTTTGACGATTGGGGCGACAGCGGTCGCCCTTTTTTTTTGCCACCATGATAAGCACAAAGTAAACCCCCGACCATATTTCGCCCGATTGGTAGAAACAAAGAATCGACGAAATATGAAATTTCTCACTATCGACTACATCAAGCGGCACTCGCGCATCGACTTCGACTGCGAGGATGCCGAACTTGAACTCTACGGAGCGGCGGCAGAGAACACGGTGCTGGCAACCGTGAGGCGCACCATCGACAACGTGCGCGACATGAATGACGGAAAGATACCGCCAGAATATTACCATCTGGCACTGATGCTGACCAATGCCGGCTACGAGCACCGTTCGCCAACCAGCACGCAGAACCACAGCATCATTCCCTACACATTCGACATTCAGGTGAAGCCGCTGATGAGACTGGACGAGCGCACCGACCTGCAAGCAGAGCGCGATACGCTGCTGGAGAAGGTGAACGCACTATACACGGACATCGCAATCGAGTATATGCCAACCGATTACGAGCGGCACACAGAAGAGGAATATGAAGCCTACAATGATGTAGTGCGTAACATGGTGCAGGTCAATAACAGATATGCGATGGTAGAGAAGCCTACAGCATCTGTCTGTGCCCGTCTGCGCAAGGAGGTGTCGGAGATAAAGACCAAGTGTGACGAACTTCTAAAGACAGAATAACGATATGGATTGCACAAATATTCTCATGCAGGGCGAAGAGGCGAAATACGCCATAGTCATCGACTACCCAGGCTTTTCGATGGACACCGACGACTTCAAGGTGGAGCTGTCGTGGGGCATGATGGGCGAAAGTCTCATCATTCGGAAATCAGAAATGATACCCAACGTTGAAAAGGGTTACTATTTCATCTTCGACTCTACGCCGATGGTAGGCAGCGTAACGGTCAAATGTACTTATTTCATACCAGACATCGACTGCCCCGATCAGTTGCGCACCGTCACCGACGAGCAGCTGCTGTGCTTCGTTTGTACAGACCCGCTGCCAAAATTCGCTTGCGTACCCGCCAAGACGGAGTGCGAGCACCACGTCACCTACGAGCGGACGGAGGAAAGCGATGTTGCCAGCAACTACCAGTACCTAATGACCTCGCAGAGCGACCGACTCATCACCAACGACACAGAATACATTCTCGTGCTGAAACTCAAAGAAGATAACAATTAAAATTACACAAATATGGATACAACCTACAGACTTGAACAGACCGGTAAGGAAGTACAGGAAATCCTGAACCAGGTAGGCCCCAACAAGGAGGCTATCGAGAACGAAGTGGAACGCTCAACTGCAACCGACGAGCAGCTTCAGCAGAACATCGACGACGAACGGCAGCGTGCGGAAGAGGCCGAGCAGACGCTTCAGCAGAACATCGACGCGCTGGCTCAGCAGACAGGCGGTGCGGAAGATGCTCTGAACGAGAAGATCGAAGCTGAGACCGAACGGGCACAAGAGGCAGAGCAGGCACTTCAGGGCAATATCGCACAAGAGCGGCAGATGCGCGAGCAGGCCGTCAGCCATGAGCAGCAGCGTGCAGAAGGTGCGGAGGGCGACTTGCAAGCCGACATCGACGACATCAACTCTAAGATTCCTGCCGAGGCCAGTGCCGGCAATCAGCTTGCTGACAAGAATTTCGTAAATTCTTCGATTCAGACGGCAACCGCCGAGTTCAAAGGCACTTACAACTCCAAGGGAGAGCTCGACCGTGTGACCGCCAATCAGAACGACTATGCCTACGTGATAGGCACCGACACGGAGGGCAATACCGTCTATTCGCGCTACAAGTACGTAGAAGGCACGGGCTGGGTATTCGAGTATAACATCAACAACTCCAGCTTCACCGCCCAGCAGTGGGCCGCTATCCAGTCGGGCATTACCGCCATGCTCGTGGCTAAGCTGATGCAGCTGCCCGTCTATGGCGACCTGATGCAGCTCTTCGCAACGAAGCAGGACGTACTTCACTTCGACACCACACCGACCGCCAACTCCAACAACCCTGTCTATTCGGGTGGCATCAAGCATGCCCTCGACGACAAGCAGGACACGCTGACCTTCGACAACGAGCCGACACAGTACAGTAATAATCCCGTCAAGTCTGGCTCACTCTACGACCGCTTTGCCGCCATCTTCGCGCTCATACCGCAGCAGGCCAGTGCCAGCAACAAACTCGCCGACAAGGATTTCGTCAACTCTTCGATTCAGACGAACACTGCCGACTTCAAGGGAACCTACAACTCAGTGGAAGAGCTGGAGGCGGTGACCGATGCCAACGCCAACGATTACGCCTACGTCGTCAGTACCGATGCCGACGGCAACACCTTCTACAACCGCTACAAGTATGTGGAGGGCGCAGGCTGGGTATTCGAGTATAAGATCAACAACTCGAGTTTCACCGCCCAGCAGTGGGCCGCTATCCAGAGCGGTATCACAGCCCTGCTTGTGGCTAAGCTCCGCAGCCTGCCGACAGCAAGCGACATCGAGGACGCGCTCGGCGGAAAGCAGGATGTGCTTGACTTCGACCTCGTGCCGACGCGCGGTTCTTCTAACCCTGTGACCTCCAACGGCATCTTCAATGCCATCGCACAGGCTACGGGTATCAACTTCGTGGATGTAGAGGTTCTGCCCACACCGAGTATCGACACGATGGGTAAGATTTATCTGCTGCCTAATGCAGACAACCCAGAGGTCAAGGACTGGTTCGTGACGATATACAACGCCGAGCAGGACACCTACGGCTGGGAGAACGTGAACACCAGCAGCGTGGATCTATCCAACTACTACACGAAGGAAGAGGTGAACAACAAGGTGGCCGACAAGAACGTGACCGTTGAGACAGACGTGGTGCCTTCGACCTCGACCCGCACCTATACCCGCGACGGCGAGACCCGCAACCATATCGTCGGTGACAAGCGCATCGTGCCCAACAGGGAGTCTGCGAGCGGCTACGACATCTACTTCCTCGTGGCCCTCACCAGCCAGGCTGCTACATGGGCGCAAGGCGGTGGAGGCGGCGAGAGCGACGTCAACGAGCGCGTGTACATTGACTTGACCTCCAACCAGCAGGGCGACACCTCGCTCATTGGCATACCCGTGACCGTGGTGACCGCCGGAGGTGACACCCTGCTCGATACTACATGGCAGGGCGAACAGCTGTTCTGCCGCGTGGCACCGCTGACGGAATACACCGTCACCGTTGGAACGCTGACAGGCTACAAGGTGGACAATCCTGAGCGCACCTACGAGAGTGTCATCAGCGGTGTGCGTGAGATCACCTTCGACTACGCCACCACCATCGTCACCTTCCTGCCAACATCTAACCAGGGTGCAGGCGACACCACCATCGAACAGGCCACAGGTACGATCAACGGCGAGGCTGTGACCTACGGGCAGTCGAAAAAAGTAGTACCGGGTACAGAAGTAACGGTGGCAGCCAACGCACTGACCAACTATCTGGCACCTGCCCAATACGTGGCTACCGCTGAAGGCACAGCCATGACACCGACGATGCTGTATCAGACCACCATTGTTACCGTATCGTGGGAATCGAACCTCGGCACCGACCCCGTGATTGCAGCCGTGAAGGCCACCGTAGCAGGGCGTGAAGTGACGAGCGGCGAGAGTCTGAAGGTGGCGACAGGCACGACCGTCAGCGTAGCGTTCCCAGACGTGGAGGGCTACCGCAAGCCGACCATCGCCGATTTCGTGGCCGAGGGCACAGCCGTCACCAAGCCAGTAGTGCAATATTCTACCGACGTGTATAGTGTCGTCATCGGCTCTAACCAGACAGACAAGAGCGACATCGAGAACGTGAAGGTGACTGTCAATGACGGCACCACAGACAAGCAGCTCAGCGACGGCGACACCATCAAAATACCGTCAGGTACGACTCCGACAGCGACAGCTCCCGACGTGAACGGCTATCGCAAGACCCTGACCGTCGGGACTGACTCGAAAGTAATCACCGTGCAATACGATACAACGCTCGTGAGCGTTGTCGCTACCTCCAACCAAGGTGTCAGTGACCCCGTATTGGAAGGTCTGAAGTTCAGCATCAACGGAACGGAGGTCTCCGCCAACGTCAGCGTGAAAGTGCCGACTGGCAGTGCGCTGACTATCTCCGCCCCAGACATCAACCGATACTCGAAGACCATCACCGCCGCCGATACGGCCACAGGCGGCAGCAGCATTGCCACCGTAGCCTATCGCACTACTAAGGTATCGGTGAATATGGTATCATCGGTGGCTGGTGTAGAGGGCGCATCACCGCAGGATGCAGTAGCTACCGTGAGCTATCAGGGCGGAACTGACCAGACCATCACCAACGGACAGCTTGCCAGCGTACCGACAGGTGTCAGCTTCACCATCACCTACGGCACTGCCAGCGGCTACGGAACGCCTGCCCCGTATCAAGGCACGTCAGAAGGTGCAAGCATGACTGCTCAGAAGGCTGTCTATGTGAGCGGAGCCGTGACCGTGAGCCTGAGCATGAGCGACGGCGATGCCGCAGCACTCGCACTGGCTGGTGCCAAGGTTGCCGTTGACGGCGGCAGTCCTGTTGACTACACAGGATCACCCATACCTGTTGCTCCCGGTTCAGCAGTAGTCGTGACGTTCAAGGCCGTTGAGGGCTACACCACCCCAGCCAATCAGGAGTTCACGATGCCTGCAAGTGCCTATACCGTCAGTGCCATCTACAGCACCAGCGTGTTCAGTGTCAGCGTTACCAGCAACCAGACTGGCGACACAGACATCACCTCACAGAAGGTCAGCGTCATCTACGACGGACTGGCTACGCCGAAGGAAGTAGGCAACGGACAGACTATCAAGGTGCCTCTCGGACTGACCCCGACAGCCACAGCCCCCGACGTGACGGGCTACGCGAAGGAGGTCACAGTGATACCCGCCTCACGCATCATCACCGCTGCCTATCAGACTACGCTGGTAAGCGTGAACATGGTAGGTGTGAACGCAGGCACGGAGGGCGATGCCCCAGCTGGCGCACAGGCTACCGTGAAGTATCAGGGTGGCGCAGACCAAGTGCTGACGGATAACATCATGACGGCCAAGGTGCCGACGGGTACACAGTTCTCCGTCGAGTACGCTGCCGTGCAGAACTACGGAACCCCTGCCACCTACAGCGCAACAGCCAGCGGCGCAAGCATGACGGCTCCGAAGGCCCAGTACGTCTATGGCGTGCTGAACGTGGAGGTGTCGATGTCGGACAACGACAACACCGACCTGGCAGAGGTGACCGCCCAGATTGCCGTTAACGGCGGCGCGGCTGCTGCCATGACCGGCACGGTCGATACGACCAACCACAAAAAGACCTTCACCACGACGCTGAACGTGGGCGACGAGTATGAGATCACC